GAATGATACATCGTGCCTTTACTGCTAGTCCCGTAGAAGCAGACCATTTATTTGTAAACAGTGCGGGTACAGAACGTATGCGTATTGATAGCGGTGGTATAGATGTAACAGGTGGTATAGAAGTTATTAATTCTACTGCCTACAGGGGTATTCATCTAAGAGGGAATGGTGCGCCAAATGTTACGTTTGGACGAAACAATGTAACTACAGCAGAATGGAAAGCAGGTATATCAGGAAACTTAGGTACATCTTTCACAATCAGTGAGGGGACTGCGGCGGCATCAGAAAGATTAGTGATTGCTACGGGTGGTAATGTTAGTATACCATCAGGCAACCTAGATGTAACAGGTACAGTAGAGTTTGATGGTTTGTCTGGTACAGGTGCTGTTACAGTAACTGACATTCTTGACGAAGATGACATGTCAAGTAATAGTGCCACTGCGTTAGCAACACAACAATCCATTAAGGCATATATTGATAATAATGCGGGTGGTGGTTCAGGTGATATTACTGCTGTAGTTGCAGGAACAGGATTAAGTGGCGGTGCTACTTCAGGTTCTGCTACACTTAACATAGATGCCGCAGTAGTTCCTGCTACCGCAACAGAACTTAGTAGTAGTGTTGACCTAAATGACTTGGATGGAGAATCAGATGCAGGATTTTACTATCAGACTTCAAATACTGATACGACTGGAAATAACTACCCTGATAATCGTGCTGGTTCTTTAATAGTACAAAAATCAGCAGCAGGGGTAACACAACTATATTCAACATTTCACCCTTCTACTCCAGAACTGTATTTTAGGACATATTATGGTAGTGGCGGTAATACTTGGAACTCTTGGCGTAAAGTATGGACAGATGCTAACGATGGTTCAGGTTCAGGATTAGATGCCGATACACTTGATGGTGTTCAAGGTGCTTCATATCTTAGAAGTGATGCTAATGATACCTTTACAGGTACGTTGACGATGGCAGGCACTTTAGCAATGGGTGGTAATCCTATCGACAATGTTCTGGATATATATTTAAAAGATAAAATATTTCATCATGGCGATACAAACACTTATCTTCACTTTGAAACCGACAAAGAAACTTTCTTTACTGGTGGTAGTAGGAGATTGATGATTGAAAATAGTGGAGTTACTATAGGTTCTAGTAGTACTTCATTAGGAACTTCATCAGGTGACATTACGTCAGGTCTAACTCTTCACTATACCAGTTCCAACAACGACTATTTATTGACAGAACATAAACGTATTTCTGCTGGAACAAGTTGGGAAACTGCACAACACAGAATACAACGTAAAGTAGACTCAACCTTAATGGGGTATATTTCCTTTGGTAAAAATGGAGACACAGACCCATTATTTACTGTTGGTGAGGGTGCATCAACAGATTATCTGACAGTAACAGGTGGTGGAGATGTAGACCTATCTGCAGACTTAACAGTTGGAGCAGACCTCTATTTTACCGATACCAACACTAAGATTGCTCAAAATAGTGCTGATAGTATAAGAGTTACTACTCCTAGTGGTATTGTTGATATTGGACCACAGAATACAGGTAACTGTCACATCACAACAGATAGGTCGCAGTTCTACATAAATAAAAAGTTACAAGTTGATGAAGGTATTATTTCATCATACGACGAAGACTTGCAACTCAGAAGGACTGTGGGAGACACTACTAACCAACTAACTATTGCTAGTGGATTGGCAACATTCGGAACTCAGGTTTCGATGCCTACTCTTAGAGTAACAGGCACAGGCGACGCATCAAACACAAGTACGGGACATGGACTTCAAATTGGTTCAACAAGTGGCGCAAATCTTATTATTGATAATAATGAAATAATCGCAAGGGATAATGGTGCTGACTCTACTTTAAATGTTCAACTTGAAGGTGGTACAACAACATTTGGTGGTGAATTAGTAGTTCCTAGTAAAATAAAACATAGCGGCGACACAAACACTTATATAGAGTTTCATAATAATGACCAATTTAGAGTTGTAACTGGTGGTGTTGAAAGATTTGAAGTTACTGGTTCTGCAACAACAGTTGTTGGTAATTTATTAGTTGCTGACCAAGTTAGAATTGGGGACGATTGTTGGATAGAAGACTTCAACGTTGCTAATTCTATAAGAATAAAAGGTAATCAAAGTAACGCAAGTGGGTTTATAGCGTTTGGTCAACAAACAACATTACTTGGTTGTGCAGGAAATTCTACTCTTACTTATGGTGGTAATACAGTATGGCACGGAGGGAACGATGGTTCTGGTTCAGGGTTAGATGCTGATACAGTAGATGGTAAACATTTAAGTGCATTAATGATTACAGATGCTACTGGTAACTCAAATTTAAATACTGCTCAACAATCTGGAGTTTATCGATATAACACAGGTTTCACAAATGGACCATCGGGTGCGGGTGGTTATGGTACATTACTCGTTGCAAATAATGCAAGTGATACAGGTTTCCAGATGTATGTCGATTTTGCCGGAAACGCTAATGCGTATATAAGAGGTGGTAATAGTTCTACATTCGGTGGTAGTGGGTCAAACACTTCTTGGGCGAAACTGTGGTCAGACCAAAACGATGGTTCAGGTTCTGGATTAGATGCTGATACATTAGATGGTGTTCAAGGTGCTGATTATTTACGCGCAAAAACTAGGACAACTTGGAATACATCACCCGCAGTTATAGGTAATGTTGTTGGTCAGTTGGCATGGAAAAACTACGGCAATAATCATACTATATTTGACGCATCAGCAGGTACTACACCTAGTGGAACTTCGTGCAATGCCTCAGACCCTAGTGTTGCTTGGGCAGGAACTTATCCAACTCTTATGGGTTGGAATGGTACTAACACTTATGGTGTTAGGGTTGATAGAGCAAAACAAGCAGATAATTTAGATGGACTTGACAGCACACAATTTCTTAGAAGCGATACAAGTGATACCTTTACAGGTACGTTGACGATGGCAGGTACGTTAGCAATGGGTGGTCAAATTATTGATAATGTAAATCACATATATTTAGGTGACAGGATATACCATCATGGCGACACTGATAATTATAAGCAGTTTGCAACAGATACACAAAATTTCGTTACAGGTGGCAGTACACGTTTGCGCCTTAACAACACTGGTGCAATTATATACCAAGACCTATACACGCCAAATAAAATTATACATTCAGGCGATACTGATACATATACGCAGTTTCATGCGGCAGACCAATTTAGAGTTGTGACAGGTGGTACTGAAAGACTTGAAGTTAATAATTCACAAGTAACTGTCCAAGGGCAATTAGGCGTGAATGGTGTCGCCAATGTTAATGGTAATGTTGATTTAAGAGCAGATGGTAACACCACTACGGCAAGATATGTGCATATACCAAGAGGTGGTGGTGTAACTTTCTATGGAGATGCAGGGGCATCACACTCTATCACTTCTCGTAACAATGCTGGTACTGTAGCAGATGATTTAAACATTTCATCATATGGTGCTGTTTATATTATGCTTGATAAAAACAACAACAACGGTTCTGGTGCTGACTTCAAAATTTACAGAAATGGTACATCAACAGTAGCATTAACTGTAAGCGGAGAAAACGGAAACCTTACTGCAGAAGGTGATGTTACTGCATTCTCAGACGAAAGACTAAAAGAAAATATTACAGTAATACCAAACGCGATTGAAAAAGTATCACAAATAAGAGGTGTTACATATACCAGAAATGACCAAAAAGATAAAGAAAAAGTATATGCTGGTGTTATTGCTCAAGAAGTGGAAAAGGTATTACCCGAAGTTGTAAATACAACTGAAGACGATACTAAGACAGTTGCTTATGGTAACATGGTAGGTCTATTGATTGAAGCAGTAAAAGAACAACAAGAACAGATTAATGAACTCAAGAAACAGATTGAGGAGATGAAGTAATGCCGATTGTTACGTCAGGAACAATATCTCTGGGGTCTACCGCAGGAACTAACCGAAGCATTGCTAGTGAGTTTGGGTTTTCGACCTTTGATTTAAGTGATTATTACGCGGGAGGAAGTCATGTTCCTTCAGGTACGGTAGACGAACTTGGTAATGCAGTTCCTTCTAGTGGTACAATTAAATTTTCAGATTTTTATGGAACTCCTGCGGTTACAAACGTACACGAAACTACAATGGTTGCAGGGTATAGCGCACAACAATATGTTACAATAAGTGGATATGGTACATCAGTGGCAGGAGACAGTCTTGGTGACGATTCTATCGATTCAATTTGTGGACAATCTGGTGTTACTATCACTTCCCTTCAAAATGTAAACAATAATTTTACTTTTGCTTTGTCAAAAAGTGGTGCTACATTCTCAAACTCAGGATGGACAACTATGAAAGTATGGATAGGACAATCAAATAATAGTGGAACACCAACCGCAACTTTTCCAAGGACAGGAGCAGGGTCATATTCTTCTAGTGTTTCTTTTCAATCTAGTAGTGGTTCTTGTTCATACCTTTATCAGACTGTTGCTTTTGCGAGTGCCTTTGGTTCGACACATCAACAGAATTGCTTCATAGAAATAGTTTAATGACATTTACTTATTCACATATCACAAGAGACTCAATACCCCTAACTACACTTACTGATTCAGACGGAAGTTTAGTAGAAGTTGGTTCTAAGTTAAATGCCGACAATAGTGTTAATGAAACTCTTTCTAAGAAGTTAGCAGAAAGTCTCTACTATCAAAGTAGAACAGTAAAAACACAAATCGAAAGAACGTTATCAATCAACGCAACTCAAGTAAAAGATACAACATACTTGAATGGTAGTGCGACAAGAACAGACTATGCGGTGGGGACTACTCAGGGGCAAGCAATCGTTGCGACATTAAACGATGACTTCTCAGGGGAAGTCTCTTCTTTTGATAACAACACTATGAACCTTGTCGGAGAATATACTGCGCAGAGACCACCCTATAATGTAAACAACAATATCTCGTTCTATAACTTTGATGCTCCAACCGATACTATTAAGAATAGTTTTGGGGCAACCTATCAGGAATATAGAGATTGGTATGGATTGAAGTTTGATACTGTAACGAATGATGTTCTCGCAAAGTTTGTGATACCCGAATCAGAAATGAAGAGAGTTGATGTCGATACCTATAATGAGATAAACGCATTACTACCACCTCATAGTTATCAATTCTATGCCAGAATACACGACAAGTCAAGTAATATAAATGAGAATGTAGATGTATATTTTCAGGCAGACCCTAGTGTCATGAAGTCTTGGTGTACCACAAACTCGTACACCTTTCCTTATGATACAACTGACAATACAATTGAACCAAAGTTGTTTATATGGGGATGCGTCTACAATACAACATCGGAGACTATAACGCATGTCAAAGCATACGCAAGAACAACAGTATAATAAAGAGATATTCGAGGAAGTCGATAAGAAGTTCTGGGAAAAGAATGAAAAAGAAAACCGATATTCCGAAGGTATTTTTGGTATAAATAAGAGTAGAAAGTAAACTAAGAGAGTAATAAAATGGCAATAACAAAAACAACCGAATTAAGTCAAGTAGTGGTAACACCTGCAATAGATTCATCCGCAGAAGATACCGCAAATGATAAACATCCCGTAATGGTAGTATCATATTTTGATACCTATACCGAAGATGGTGTAGTAGGGGAATCCAGACACAGAGATATGAAATTAAATAAGTTTGTTGAGGATGGCGGTGCTGCTACTGATGTGAGTGGTGAGGATGCGTTCGTTCAAACAATAGCAACTGCTATTTGGAGTTAAAAAATGGCGAAACCACAGTCAAGGAACCAACTGATAGACTATTGTCTTCGTAGGTTAGGTCACCCTGTTATCGAGATTAATATTGATGACGAACAGATAGAAGACCGACTTGACGATGCGTTACAGTTATGGATGGAATATAATGGTGATGGCAGTTCAAGGATTGCTCAATCAGTAACCATAACAGAAGCAATGATTACTAATAAGTATATTGATTTGAATACGGCATTTGGTGGCGCATACAATGATAGAATACTTAGTGTATATCGAATATTTCCAATTAACAGCGATACGACCTCAGTAAACTTTTTTGATATAAAATATCAAATGAGACTTAATGATATAAATGACCTACATACAGGTATCGGAGACCTTGCCTATCTTGAACAAATGGAACAATTCCTTTCTACTATTGATATGAAATTAACAGGTCATCCTCAGATTAACTTCAACCGTATAGATTCAAAACTCTATATCCAAGGCGACCTTGGTGCAGGGGGAGAACTCAATGCGGGCGATAAGATTATGGTAGAAATGTTTGTGTCTACATCACCTGCTCTTGCGAACGTATATAACGATATGTTTGTAAAAGAATACGCAACTGCACTAATAAAATTACAGTGGGGAGAAAATATATCCAAGTTTGATGGTATTACACTTCCAGGAGGAGTAAAGTTAGACGGTAGCGGTATAAAACAAGAAGCACAAAAAGAAATAGACGTAATACGAGACAGACTTATTGGGACATACGATACTCCTGTCAGTTTCTTTGTAGGATAAACAATGGCGACTAGTAAGTATTTCAAGCACAATGTAAGGTCAGAACAGTCACTCGTAGAAAGTCTAGTGATCGAGTCACTTCAGTTCTATGGACAAGACCTATATTACTTGCCGAGAGAGATAGTCAACAAGGATAAAATATTCCTTGATGATGTACCTTCACGATTTGGTGAAGCATACAAGATTGAGATGTATCTTGACGGTAATCAGTTTGAAGGAGACGGAGAACTCTTTGCTAAGTTCGGTATTGAAATAAGAGATACGGCAACCTTTGTTGTTTCCATAAAAAGATGGAGAGAATTAATTGGTCGTAAACTCACGGAGAATAACTTTAGACCTCGTGAAGGCGACTTGATATATCTTCCAATGTCTAACTCTATATTCCAGATAACCAAGTGTAACAACTATGACCCATTCTTCCAACTCGGTCAACTCCCAACATACAAATTATCATGTGAGTTGTTTGAGTACAACGATGAGGACTTCGATACTAATATTGCAAACATAGATGTTGTTGAATCAGAAAGTGCGTTCCAATATAAACTTACATTAGACTCAGGTTCAGGTTTCATATTAGGTGAAACTATTACACAAGCATTCAGTACATACTCTATGAAGGGTGAGATTACTCGTTGGAGTGATTCCGATAAAGTTATGCATATTGCTCACGCAGGTTCAACGGACGGAACTTTCAAAGAGTTTGGTACGACTAAACTTGTGGTGGGTGATACAAGTAACAAGTCTGCAACACCTACTCTTGTTGAAGAACTACAAAAGATACAAAGTGATTCACAGAATAAAATCTTTGATGACTTTGAATCAGACTTCTTAGACTTCTCAGAGAGCAACCCATTCGGAGATATGCAATAATGTTTGGCGGTCATTTTTATCACAAGAGAATTAGAACTGCGGTTTCCGTATTCGGTTCTCTGTTCAACAACCTTAATATAATTAGGACGAATGCTTCTAATCAAGTAATATCTCAGGTAAAGGTTCCTTTATCTTATGCTAAAAGAAGAGACTTTTTATCTCGTATTTCAGATATGGGGACAGGTGAATCAGAATATAAACTTGCAATTAAATTACCTCGTATGTCATTTGAGATTACAAGTATGTCATATGACCCAACTAGACAGTTACCAAAAATAAATACTATGTCAAAGGCAATTCAAAATAGTGTCATATCAAGACAGAGACTTTATTCTGCGACTCCTTATACTATAGGATTTCAATTAAATGTATACGCAAAGAATCAAGACGATGCTTTACAAGTTGTAGAGCAGATACTACCATATTTTGTTCCACAATATACTGTGACTGTAAAACCCTTTGCCGACATACCTACATTACTTGAAGATGTTCCAATATCTTTGTCTAGCGTTTCTGTATCAGACGAACAATCACCAGCATTAGGTTCACAGAGAACTATTATATACACTTTAGCATTTAATATGGATATTCTTTTACATGGTCCACTAGCAGATGATGGACAGAAAATTATCCGTGATGTTCGTACAAATTATTTCTTAAAAGAAAGTGGTCTTAAAGACTCAGATGAATATATAAGTACAGTAAAGATAACACCTAATCCTAATTCTGTCAGTGTTGATAGTGACTTTGGATTTACATTAACCTATATGGATAGCGATGGATTGTAATGAGTGAAGAAAAAACTATAAAGGCGGATTATGAATATTCGCGTGATACATATTATGAGTTGATAGAAAAAGGTCGGGAGTCATTAGACTTGATGATTGAAGTTGCGCGTGAGAGTGAACACCCTCGTGCCTTTGAAGTCCTATCAAATATGATAAAAGGTATCGCAGATGTAAATGATAAGTTGATGGACTTGAACAAGAAGAACAAAGACATCAATAAAGAAGAGATTGTTCAGGATGCCAAGACGGTAACTAATAATCTTTTTGTAGGAACAACAACAGACCTACAGAGACTGATACAGAATGAAAGTAAAGTGATAGATGTTGAACCCGAAAAGTGACACATATCTCGGTAACATAAATGTTAAACGAGATGGAGTCCAACATAATTTTACAGAAGAAGAAGTAAAAGAATACGTCAGGTGTTCTAAAGACCCTGTTTACTTCTGTAAGAAATATCTCAAAGTAATATCCCTTGATGAAGGACTAGTCCCGTTCGACTTGTATCCATACCAAGAGAAGATGTTCGAACACTTCAATAATAATCGTTTTTCTGTCGTACTTGCTTGTAGACAAAGTGGTAAGTCAATCAGTTCGGTTGGATATATATTATGGTATGCTTGTTTTCATAGTGAGAAAACAATTGCAATACTCGCGAACAAAGGTGCTACGGCAAGGGAGATGTTATCTCGAATTACTCTTATGTTAGAGAACCTACCTTTCTTTCTTCAAACAGGATGTAAAGCACTCAACAAAGGTTCAATAGAATTTAGTAATAACTCTCGTATCATTGCGAGTGCTACGAGTGGTAGTTCTATTCGTGGTATGTCAGTGAACCTATTGTTCCTAGACGAATTTGCGTTTGTGGAAAGGGCGAACGAGTTCTATACTTCTACATATCCTGTTATCTCTGCGGGTAAGGATACTAAGGTTATCATCACGTCTACCGCAAATGGTATCGGTAATACGTATCATAAGATATGGGAAGGTGCGGTACAGAAGACAAATGAGTTTATTCCGTTTACCGTAAATTGGTACGATGTTCCAGGAAGGGATGAGGAATGGAAACGACAGACAATCGCGAACACTTCTTCTTTACAGTTTGATCAAGAATTTGGGAATACGTTTTTTGGTACAGGGGACACACTTATAAATGCAGAAACCCTGTTATCATTCCGAGCGAAACCACCAAAAGAAGTCCTTGAAGGTGGCGACCTATTGGTCTATGAAAAACCCGTCAATGGTCACGAATACATCATGACCGTTGATGTGGCGAAAGGAAGGGGGCAGGACTACTCTACCTTTACGGTAATCGACATTAGCAAAAGACCTTTTTCACAGGTTGCTGTTTATCGCAATAATAATATATCTCCTTTTCTCTTCCCTACACTTATATATAAGTATGCTATCCGCTACAATGATGCTTATGTTGTAGTAGAATCAAATGACCAAGGTACAGTAGTTTGTAATGGTTTGTATCAGGATATGGAATACGATAACATTCATATGGAGAGTGTTATCAAAGCAGACCGTATCGGGATTGAAATGAACCGTAAAGTAAAGCGACTTGGGTGTACCGCAATCAAAGATATCCTTGAACACAAAAAACTAGAGATTGTAGACGAACATACGATACTGGAGATATCCACATTCACCTCAAGGAAGAACTCGTATGCCGCGTCAGATGGTAACCACGATGACTTGATGATGAACCTCGTAATGTTTGGTTACTTCGTATCAACCCAATACTTCTCAGATATGACAGATATAAATCTAAAAGAGATGATGTTTGCTCAGAGAATGAAAGAAATAGAAGATGATGTTCCCCCTGTTGGGTATATTGATGATGGAATAGAACCCATAGAATCTATTCAAGACCCTGAAAACAGAAATTCAATTTGGCAACCCGTAGATGAATGGTAATATTCTGTAATATATTGTTTGTATAAATAGAAGTATTGAAACTAATAAAAACGTATTATGATTAACTTATAATTAGATAACTATAAAGGAAAAGTAAATGGCACTTTTTACACCCTCTGCTTCCCCTGCTGTAACAGTTAAAGAAATTGACCTAACGGGTTCAGTCCCGAACGTTCAAACTTCAACTGGGGCAATAGTCGGGAATTTCGGATGGGGTCCAGTTGGCAAACCAATACTAATCTCAGATGAGAACGGTCTTGTTTCTGCATTCTCTGCACCCACAGACGATAATGCTGTAGATTTTCATTCTGCCGCATATTTCCTACGTTATTCCAACTCTCTATTTGTTGTTCGTGAACAGCAAAGTAGTGCAAGGAATTCCGTAGCAAACCATACCACATCAGGTACACTAACGACTCAAAAAATAAATGACTTAGACGCATTTGAAAATGCAACTATCGACTCATCAGACGGTGTCTTCCTCGCAAGATATCCTGGAGTTGTTGGTAACTCACTAAAAGTTTCTATAGTCGGTTCAGATAATGACGACGCAACAGCAAACTTTAATGCTTGGGCATATAAAGATAACTTCGATGCCCCACCAAAAACTTCATCATTCGTATCCGCATTAGGTGGTAAGAATGACGAAATCCATATTGCGGTCATCGACGAAGATGGTCTTATATCCGGAGTTAAAAATACAGTTCTAGAAACATATCCATTCTTATCAGTTGCAAAGAACGCAAAGAATGCAGATGGTTCATCAAACTTCTATAAAGACGTATTAAAGAATAGGTCTCAGTGGATATATGCTGGAGATCCAAAACGAATTAAAGACGGATATCTTGCTTCAGGATTCTCTTCTGGCGACTCTGCTTCAAACTCTGACTTTGCTGGATTACTTTGGGGAACTAATGCAACTACTGCTTCAGAAGATTTTAAATCTACACACACTTGGGCAACTTCTCAATCGGATTGGTCTTTCAAAGGTGGTGTTACTTCTTCAACATTGGCACAAGCAGATGTAATAAGAGGTTATGACCAATTTGCTGATGTCGATAATATCGAAATTGACTTTTTGATTGCTCCAGAATCAGTCTCAAACAGTGACGCAACCGCAGTTGTGAACGACTTAGTTGCAAAAGCAGAAGTACGAAAAGATTGTGTTGCAGTTGCTTCACCATCACGTTTCGCTGCAGTAACAACAGGCACTAACGCTGCTGTTCTAACATGTAACAATACATACACCAAGTCAACATACTTCGTACAAGACAATAACTACTTGAAAGTATATGACAAGTATAACGATAAGTACATCAAGATACCCGCCGCATCATCTACGGCAGGACTTATGGCAGCAACTGACTTAGTTGCGGCACCTTGGTTCTCACCCGCTGGTTCAAGACGTGGTAGATATCTCGGAATTGTAGATATTTCAATGTCTCCAACAAAGGCAGAAAGAGATGCGTTATATAAAGTAGGTATCAACCCAATAGCAAATATTCCTGCAGAAGGAGTTATTCTATTCGGTGATAAGACAAACTCAGCAAGACCGACAGCATTCGATAGAATTAATGTCCGTAGGTTGTTCTTGGGTATAGAACGCGCAATAGGTGCGGCAGGAAGAAACGTAATGTTTGAATTCAATGACGAGTTTACTCGTGCTGAGTTTGTGAACATTGTGGAACCATTCCTACGTGAGATTAAAGGTCGTCGCGGTATCACGGATTTCCGTGTTGTATGCGACGCGACTAACAATCCTCCTAGTGTCGTTGAATCAAACAGATTTGTCGCGAATATCTTCGTCAAACCTTCACACTCAATTAACTTCGTAACACTTAACTTTGTTGCAGTTAGAACGGGCGTCGAGTTTGAAGAAGTCGTTGGCACAGTTTAAGGAGATATAGACAATGGCAATATTAGGATTAGACGATTTTAAATCCAAACTAAGAGGTGGTGGCGCACGCGCTAATCTCTTTAAAGCAACTGTTAACTTCCCAGCGTATGCTGGCGGTGATGTAGAACTTACCTCTTTCTTGTGTAAATCATCATCACTTCCTGCGTCAAAGATTGGTTCATTCAAAGTTCCATTCCGAGGAAGAGAAATTGTTCTTGCTGGTAATCGCACCTTTGATACTTGGAAAGTTACTATTCTTAACGATACAGACTTTTCAATTCGTAATGCTTTTGAGCGTTGGATGAATGGTATGTCAGGTCATAGTGCTAACACAGGGTTAACAAACCCGTTAGACTATCAATGTGACATGGTTGTTGAACAGTTAGGTAGAGATGGCGAGACCATTAAAAAGTATAACTACAGAAGTTGTTTTCCGACAGAAGTATCTGCGATAGAATTGGACTATAGCGCCGAAGAAGGCGTGGAAGAATTTTCCGTTGACTTCCAAGTCCAGTACTGGGAATCTGATACAACTACATAATTAGTTATAGTTAATCTGATTATAAGTATATGAATAGGGACGGGGTTATTCCCCGTCTCTTATACCGAAGGGAACTTAGAAATAGGAAAATATAATGGCAGACGATAATAGTATTTTAAAACTATTTGGATTTGAACTCAAAAGAGCAAAATCAAATTCAGAAAATGAAAAAGATAAGAAATTAGAAAAACTCCGTTCAATAGTTGCACCTGTTGATGAAGATGGCGCAGGATATGTAACAGCGTCTGGTTCACACTATGGTCAATATGTTGATATGGATGGCGGACAGGCAAAAGACAATCATCAGTTAGTGATGAAGTATAGAGGTGTTGCTGCTCATCCAGAAGTAGATGCCGCGATTGAAGATATCGTGAACGAATCAATAGTCGGAAGTGAACTTGAATCACCTGTGACTCTAAACCTAGATAAAATAGAAGCAGCAGATAAAATAAAAGAACTCATGCAAGAAGAGTTTATGAACGTATGTTCTATGTTAAAGTTTAACGATTTAGGACACGACATATTCCGTTCATTCTATGTAGATGGTCGTGTTTACTTTCATTTGATAGTAGACGAAAAGAATGTCAAATTGGGCATACAAGACATAAGACCTATTGATTCCGCAAAAGTTCGTAAAGTAAGACAAATAACAAAGAAGAAAGATATATCTACTGGAGCAGAAGTTGTAGATAAAGTAAAAGAGTTTTATATCTACCAAGAACGTTCAAGCGGCACTCAGGGTATAAAACTTTCACCCGACTCAGTATCCTACGTGACGTCAGGTTTACTTGACCCAAGTAAGAAACAGGTTGTATCATATTTACATAAAGCACTCAAACCCATTAATCAATTAAGAATGATGGAAGATAGTCTTGTTATCTATCGCCTCGCACGTGCGCCGGAGCGCAGAATATTCTATATTGACGTGGGTAATATGCCACGTAATAAATCAGAAGCATATATGAAAGACATAATGTCACGTTATAGAAACAAGTTAGTCTATGATGCGAATACAGGTAATCTGAAAGATGACCGTAAGCATATGTCTATGCTAGAAGACTTCTGGTTACCAAGACGTGAAGGTAACAGAGGCACAGAGATTACGACACTTCAAGGAGGTGAGAACCTCGGAAAACTAGATGATGTAGTATATTTCCAAAAGAGAATGTATAGGTCATTAAATGTTCCTATCAATAGATTAGAGCAAGACCAATCATTTACTCTTGGTATGGCATCAGAAATTAGTCGTGAAGAAGTTAAGTTCCAAAAGTTTATTGATAGATTACGTAAGAGATTTTCAATGTTGTTTACAGGTATATTGAAGAAGCAACTTCTTCTTAAAAACCTCATAACAGAACAGGATTGGGAAAGTTGGAAAAACAACATTCAAGTTGACTTCCAAAGAGATAACCATTTCACAGAGTTGAAGAATGCTGAAGTATTAAGTAAACGTCTTAGTCAACTAGATAATATACAAGACCATATTGGCGAATACTTCTCACGTGAATGGGTTATGAAGAATGTCATGATGATGAATGACGAAACAATTACAGAAATGCAAACTCAAATTAAAAATGAAAATGCAGTTCCTGATAAAGAAGAAAGTAAAGATAATGAGCAATGAAACAATTTTAGATATGATAAACCAAATAGGTGATGGAGAGTTAAATAAAGCACAAGATATGTTTAATTCTATATTACAGGATAAACAATCTAGTGCATTAGAGTCACAAAGAATATCTGTCGCAGGACAAATATTTAATGGACAAGTTCCAGATGCCGAAATGGAGATATCTGACGAAGAAATAGTCGCAGAAATCGAATAAAATAATTAATTCTAAAGAAATAAATTTGTATAAATAGAAGTATGAAAACTTATAAAAACCTCATAACAGAACTCGCTGGTCGTAAACCAGAAGGAAAGGTTGTCTTTAAAAAGACAATCAATAAAATTCCTGCACTTGTAACTCAAGGAAAAAAAGGTTTTGTTGCGTATGTTGATGGCGACCATTTAGACCACTATGATAGTTTAAAGGATGCGCAGAAGGCAATCGAAAAAGTTATAAAGGAATTGACCTAATGAAGTTAATTACAGAATTTACAGAGAACGAAACACTAAAGTGTCTCGTAGAGAAGAAAGAAGATGGCGAAAAGAAATACGTTATAGAAGGCGTTTTCGCACAAGCAGATAAAAAGAATAGAAACGGACGTGTTTACCCCAAACCAATTATGGAGAGGGCAGTTAAACAGTACGTGGATACCCAAGTTAGTAAAAAGAGGGCAGTCGGTGAGTTAAATCATCCCGAAGGACCAACTGTTAACTTGGATAAAGTTTCTCACCTAATCACTGACCTCAAGTTAGAGGGAATTGATGTGGTAGGAAAGGCACAAATATTGGATACTCCAATGGGACGGATTGTTAAAGGTCTACTCGATGGTGGTGTACAACTAGGTGTGTCAACTCGTGGTATGGGTAGTCTTGAGAAAAAGGGTGACGCAATGGTCGTGAAAGACGACTTTATTCTTAGTACGGTTGACATCGTACAAGACCCATCAGCACCAGATGCTTTTGTTAATGGTATAATGGAAGGTGTTGATTGGATTTGGGATAACGGTGTCCTTAAACCTCAAGTAATTGAACAAATGGAGATTGAAATTAAGAATGCTCCGAAGACTGTCTTATATGAGACAAGTGTTCGAGAGTTTAAGAATTTCCTCTCGTTACTAAAATCTAATATGTAAAGGAGTCATTATGACTGAAAAACATGAAGACCTCGACGATGTAGTAACAGACGAAATCGTTGAACAAACTCTCGAAGAAATGGATGGTAAAGCACCTGCTCCTAAAGAAGACCCCGACGCAACTTCTCCCGAAGATGCAGTGGCGTCTGTCGATAAGGTAGTAAAAGATGCTCCCCCCCAAATTAAGAAAGTCCACCCAAAAACAAAAGCGGGTATGATTAGTGCAATGATGGGCGATATGCAAAAGATGTCTAAAGCAGACGTTGAAGGCGTGTATGCTAGTTATAACAAAATGGAACAAGATAAAGAAGAAGAAGAAGTAAAAGAATCAATCGATACTTCATCTGAATTATCTGCGCTAGTTGAGTCTGAAGCAACTCTTTCCGAAGAGTTTAAGCAAAAAACCGCAATACTTTTTGAAACTGCTCTAAAATCAAAACTTTCAGAAGAAGTTGACAGATTAGAAGCACAATACAAAGAAGACTTAGCAGAAGAAGTATCTTCAACTAAATCTGACCTTGTAGAGAAAGTGGATAACTACCTCAACTATGTAGTTGAAACTTGGATGGAAGACAACAAACTTGCTGTGCAGAATGGTCTGCGTACTGAGATTGCTGAAACTTTCATGGAGAAAATGAAAGACCTCTTCACAGAGTCTTACATTGATGTTCCAGAATCTAAAGTTGACCTAGTTGATGAACTTGCTGAGTCCGTTGATGAGTTGGAAACAAAACTCAACGAACAAACACAGAAAGTAATCGACACTACAGTAGAACTAGAAGGTTATAAGCGCAACACAATTATACGTGAAGCATCTCGTGACCTTGCTGAAACACAAGTTGAAAAACTAAAAACACTCGTTGAAGACGTAGACTTTGATGATGAAGATTCATTCATTACAAAAGTAAACACAATCAAAGAGTCATATTTCAGTAAAACTATCAAAGAAGAAGTACAACAAGATATTGCAGAAGACGCTAATGCTCAAACAGCAGAAGTATCTAATGTAATGGAATCGTATCTCTCTACAATTCGTAAAACAGCATTAAAATAAGGAAGTATCAAAATGCAACAATCATACGACAACTTAATCGAAAAGTGGGCACCAGTCCTAAACGAAGGCGTGGCAATTAAAGACCATCACCGTCGTCAAGTTACTGCCGCTATCCTCGAAAACCAAGAACGTGCAATGAACGAAGAGCGTTCAGCAATGCACGGTTTCTTAACAGAAGCAGCACCTGCTAACTCAACTGGCAATGCTGCCAACTTTGACCCAGTACTAATCTCATTAGTGCGACGTTCAATGCCTAACCTAATGGCATATGACGTTTGTGGTGTTCAACCAATGAATGGTCCAACTGGTCTTATCTTTGCTATGAAAGCAAGATACGGTGCTGGTGGTGCTGTAACTACTTCTTCAAGAGAAGCACTCTTCAACGAAGCAGATACTAAATTCGGTGGTAACCAAGCAGGTACACATGACTCAGATAACGCATCTGGTTTCAATGGTATTGCTCCATCAGGCGACTCAGCAGACGCTATGCGTTTAACTGCTCTTGCTGCTGCTGGTATGACTACCGCAACTGCTGAAGCATTAGGTTCATCAGGTGGTGGTGAGTTTGAAGAAATGGGTTTCACCATTGAAAAGCAAACTGTTACTGCTAAGTCACGTGCATTAAAAGCAGAGTACTCTTTAGAACTCGCACAAGACCTTAAAGCAATCCACGGTCTAGACGCTGAAACAGAGTTAGCAAACATATTGTCAACTGAAATCCTTGCTGAAATTAACCGCGAAGTTATCAGAACAATTAACTCACAAGCGAAAACTGGTTGCTTACAAGCAGGTATAACCAAAAATGGTATATTTGACCTAGCAGCAGACGCTGATGGTCGTTGGAGTGCAGAGAAGTATAAAGGTCTCACAGTACAAATCGACAGAGAAGCAAACGTAATTGCTAAAGAAACTCGTCGTGGTAAAGGTAACGTAATCATCTGTTCATCCGATGTTGCTACTGCCCTCGCCGCTGCTGGAACTCTTGACTATTCACCTGCTCTTGCATCTAACCTACAGGTAGATGACACAGGTAACACTTTTGCTGGTCTATTAAACGGACGTACAAAAGTATACATCGACCCATATGCACAAGCAGACTATGTAACAGTAGGTTACAAAGGTTCAAACCCATATGACTCAGGTGTGTTCTATTGTCCATACGTACCACTACAAATGGTTAAAGCAGTATCAGAAGCAACTTTTGCTCCGAAAATCGGTTTCAAGACTCGTTATGGTATGGCATCAAACCCATATGTAACTGGTTCTTCTGCTGGTTTAGGTACAGTTAAAACTAACCAGTACTACAGAATATTCAGAGTTGACAACGTCTTATCATAGGATAAAACTCTAATAAACTGTTAAAAGATTTATTCTTTTGGGGAGACTTCGGTCTCCCTTTTTTTTGTCTAAAAATAAATGAAAAATAATTGTAAAAAAGTGAAGAAAAGTGTTGACTTTTTGGTTTTAATATGGTATAGTGGTAATATAAGAAATAATAAATGAAAGGAAATTATTATGAACTATTTAAATACTATAACAAAAACTAACGTCGACAGACTGATAGGTTTGCTTGACCCTGATAGTGGTGTATCAGTAACACGAAATGTGTATCCTGATATGATAAACCCTAAAAGTCATGTTACTCACGGGTATATACTTGAAACTATAAATCGTGATGCTAAACTAAGTAAACTTAGTACTAAAGATAAAAAATATCTTAGAAGAATAGTAGAAACCGTTTATGGTGCTGTTGCTTACGTAAACTAGAATTAGAAAGGAAATATTATGAAAAACGAAACTTACGAATATGTAGAAGAACCTACCCTTGAAGAACAGATTGAGGCATCAGTCAAAGAAGGAATAACTTTAGGACTCTTTAAAGACCTTTCTGATGACCCAACTTTCTTGAAGTTCGAGGCGACAGTTAATGAAATAGAAAATACTTCTAGAGACGAACGCATTGCGGACATCGAGGATTCTTATGAAGAGTTCTTGGCGGAGTCTGAGTCTTCATACGAAGATGAAGCAATGCTTGCCAGTCTTCTTTTTGCCGGAGGTGCGTAATGGCAATTGTACTAGGATATAAGAAAGAGGGAGAGTTTGTACAAGAATGTTTTAATACTTCTTTTGAACTTGAGCGCAGATATAAAGAACTCGTGGAGAAATTTGATGGGTTTGATTTTGAGTTTCTAAAGGAATATGGAACTAGTAGTTACAACTCAAAACTTATAAAAGACTTGACAACAGAAATACAAAACAGAAAGGAAAATGTATAATGAAAGCATATGAAGTAAAATTAAAGTTGAACACAAGAAACGAGGATTGGAAACGATTCGGAACAGCAAGGGAAGCAGTTAAGTATATCCTTGCAGAAAGGCATGCCGAAGGGTTCACAGTTTCTGGTCGTACTTATGAAGATAAGTTTGAAGAGTTAGAGTGGATTGATAAAGGTCGTATTGTAAATGTCTAAAGTGCAGATAGGTAAGACTTATAAAATATCTGTACCGAAAGGTGGATACACTGAGTACGAAACGTATCAAAAAACAGAAGACCCTTACAATTTTCTATACACAACTACTACTTGGAGAGCAGTAGATGCATTTATCACTATACAAGATAAAGATGAAGCAGAGTTATTAGAGTACTATATAAAGAAAGATACTACTGGAACATTCGAACTCGATAGTGATTTTAAAGTTATATTATTTGAAGGTAGCGAAGGTGCATATGACAGTAGTATTGAAAATGATGACGGGGAAGAAGTTGAAGATAATCCTTTGTTTGATGATGGTTGGGAATTTATGGAATGTGAATCATATTATGAATGCCCTATAAGAATAAAAGAAGTGGAGTAAATAATGTTTGAGTTTTTTCTGGGATTAATGATTGGTGGTTTTGGAACCATACTGTTTGTCTTTATGACAAGTGTTGATATTGATTGTGGCGGGTATACTGCTATGACAACTGAAGAAGAAGATGAAGAGAGAGAAATGTATCTCAGAGGTGAAGATTAGTGGGAACTAAGGCAGGAAAGATTTGGGGAAACACAGAACTGATACACGCAAATGGTGTATTAGAGTTTCATCGTATCGAGTTTAAAAAGGGATACAAGTGTTCCGAACATTTACATAAACATAAATGGAATGGTTTCTTTGTTGAAAGAGGTATTATGATTGTTCGTGTATGGCAAGACGGAGAACAGGATGGTCTTGTTGATGAAACAATACTAACCGCAGGAGACTTCTGTCAAGTAAAACCTGGAAAGATACATCAGTTTGAAGGTGTTCAAGATGGTGTTGCGTTTGAATTATATTGGGCAGAGTTTGCTCACGATGATATCGAGAGACGTACTATAGGAACTTCTATAAAACCTCAAACTGAGAATAAGTAAATGAAGCAGCGAATGTTAAATAACCTCCCTCTCCATTAGATTGAAAATTTATGCTTCCTAACGCAGTCGGAATACAATCACGATAAACAACCTTAGAACTAGTATTGTTATGACTTGTTAATATAGAAAGGGTTATATCAGAATGTGTTGGTATTGCAGTTCTTCTTTGTTCCGGAGATACTGTACCCTCGTTGACAAGACGTTGTAACCAATTAAACATTTCTTTATATGATTCCATATTTTCGTCAACAAGAATAGCAAATTCGACACTACCGAAAGTCATTTTTCCTCCACCTATAGGAACTGAACCTCTTGGTGTATCAAAAGTTGCCAAGGATACTGAAGTTTGGGGGTGAATGACTTGTTGACAAAAGTATTCTAAGTTAGGATATCTTTTTCGGTCAATACTAATACGAAACCCTGTGGGTTGTAAGTAGTTTATATTAGATGTAAGTTCAGCATCTTTTATTTGAGTTTTTAATGTTGTAGCATTCTGTGGCATCTTAATTCCTATATCTGTACTTCTATTTATATATAATAAAGATACTAAAAAAATAATACTTGACTTTTTGCGTGGAATAATATATAATAAAGGTTATATGAGAAAGGCACATTAATGATAAATTTAGAATCTATATTAGCAGAGTGGAAAGAGGACTCCCTTATAAAGGAAGGTCAACTCGATAAGAATAGTATGGACACTCCCAAGATGCATGCCAAGTATCTTGAATATCTATCCCTAACCAAACTACGATTGAAGAAGGCAGAGTTTTCTCAGAAGTCTCTGTTGAAAGATAAGTGGTTATGGTATAATGGTAAGATGGACGAAGAGACTATGAAGTCAAAGAACTGGTCACCCGACCCATTTAATGGACTCAAAGTATTGAAGGGTGACCTAGAGAAATACTACTACGATGCCGACCAAGAGATACAGGACAGCGAGATACGCATTCAGTATCTAAAAACTATTGTCGAAACCCTTGAGAGTATTATGAACAACCTTAACTGGAGACATACGACGATAGGTAATATTATTAAAATAAGACAACTTGAGGCAGGATACTAATGAGTGTAGAAAAGAACGCAAAAGCATTCGCAGAAGAACGAGTTAACTTCCTTATAGATAATAACTACATTGATAAAAATCGACGTGAAGAAGTATTCGAATCGTTAAGATATAAGTTTATAGAAGAAGATGCCCGAGACAAAGAATACATTGCCGAATACAATAACCGTAGGACTCAAGAATCATAGCATGATGTTGGTTGATGCGGAAGCGCATCAGATACCAGAACTACGCGAATACTTTTCTTTCTTTGTACCCAACTATAGATATGTCCCTGCCTACAAGAACAAAAAGTGGGACGGCAAAATCAAGTTATTCAATCAGGTCACGCGCGAACTCAATGTGGGTTTGTATGAACACTTACGTAAGTTTTGTAGTGACCGAATGTATCCCCTACGATTACAAGAAACTGATTACGGACATCCGGCGCAGAGAAATAAAGTAGACCACCAAACCCTTGTAAAGTTTCAAGAGAGTTTGAAGTTACCCTTTCCCCTACGCGATTATCAATACGAAGCAGTGTCACACGGCATAGAGAAAAAACGCGCGATTTTATTATCCCCTACAGGTTCGGGTAAATCCTTTATCTGTTATAATCTGATACAATGGTACATGGATAACTATGGTGACAGACAGATACTTATTGTTGTTCCTACAACAAGTCTAGTTGAACAACTCTATAAAGACTTTGATGAGTATGGATTTGATGTAGAAGAAAATGTGCATCGTATCTATAGTGGTAAGGATAAGAACACCGACAAACCTATTATCATATCGACTTGGCAATCTATCTACAAGTTCAGTCCAGATTGGTATGAGAACTTTGGTTGCGTAGTAGGTGATGAGGTTCATCTCTTCAAGGCAAAGTCTCTTTCGGGTATTATGAATAAGTGTGTCAATGCCGAATATAGATTTGGTATGACAGGTACACTCGATGGAACCGCAACAAATAAACTTGTGCTTGAAGGATTATTTGGTGTAACGAAAAGAGTGACGATGACCAGAGACCTACAGGAGAAAGGTACACTTGCTAAGTTAGATATCTCCATTCTATTATTAAGGTATCATAACGACGTATGTCATTGGATGAAGGGTAAGACCTATCAAGAGGAAATAGAATATATTGTCACGAATGAGAAACGCAATAGATTGATTACTAATCTTGCGGCAGACCAGAAGGGAAACTCGCTGGTATTATTTCAGTTCGTAGAAAAGCATGGTAAACCATTATTTGATATGATACGCGACAAAGTAGGCGAGAGACCCGTATATTACGTCTCTGGGGAGGTAGATGCAAAAGATAGGGAACAAATACGCGGTATTGTAGAGAAGCAGAAAAATGCTATTATTGTAGCATCACTGGGCACATTCTCCACGGGTATTAACATAAGGAACCTACATAATATTATATTCGCATCTCCAAGTAAGTCTCAGGTAAAAGTATTACAATCTATTGGTAGAGCATTACGAATGAGTGATGATGGCAGCGTTGCTAAACTATATGATATAGCAGACGATTTACATATAAAGTCTCATAAGAACTTTACGTTGAAGCATAGTGGCGAACGTATTAAAATATACAGTAAAGAACAGTTCCCATATAAAATATTTAAATTAGATTTAAAGTAAGACTATATAGTTATATGAGTAAAGATTTATACGAGACCAAACAATTTAAACTTACATCAGGTGAGGAAGTTATCGCTGAAGTTGTCCAATGGAATATGGATGATGAGACAGAGATAGTTGTCCGTAAGGCAATGAAACTTGTTATGGGTGAAACTGAAGGTGGTAGTTATAGATATTATTCTTTTAGACCTTGGATGGTATACCAAGAAAACCTACAAGACTTTATTATATTAAATGCAGCACATATTGTTGGCGTTGCTCAACCTGTTGATTCTATATTGATACAATACGAAGAAGCACTTATTAGTATGCAAGAGATGTATGAGAGTAGAGAAACTCAGGCAACCGTAACAGGTAATGGTGATGTGAATGAAATGACTCAGAAGTTAAGAGACCATTTAAAAAGTATTGAAGAAGAAGAGAAGAATGATGATTCAGGTGATAACGTGTTACCGTTTATAGACCCAAAAACGTTACATTAATCTAGTATATACCACCTTCCCCAAAGAGTACTTTAATTATACTATAAATCACAATAAAAGTCAAGTAAAAAATAAATTATTTTAGTATTGACTTATCAACTAAAATGTAGTAGAATAGAAATAACAGAAACTAATTTAATAGGAATTATATAATGGCAAAAATAAAACCAAAGGATAGACCACACTACGTGAATAACGCGCAGTTCTCACAAGCAGTGGTTGACTATGTTACTATACTGAATGAGGCACGTGACAAAAAGGCAAACCAACTTCCAAAGGTTCCCGACTATATCGCTTCCTGTTTCCTAAAAATATGTGAAGGACTTTCCCATAAATCAAACTTTGTAAGATATACCTATCGTGAAGAGATGGTAATGGACGCAGTAGAGAACTGCCTCAAAGCAATAGAGAACTATAATCTAGAAGCAGCAACACGTACAGGTAGACCGAATGCGTTTGCTTACTTCACACAAATATCTTGGTATGCTTTCCTTAGACGTATACAAAAAGAAAAGAAACAACAAGATATTAAGATGAAGTATATTAATCAATCTGGTATTGAGAACTTCCTTGATAATGAATTAGGTGATGCTCAGAGTGCTACAGTGGCACAAGCATTCGTTGATCAACTCCGGATTCGTATTGATGAAGTAAAGGTCAAGGATAGTGAGTGGAAAGAGATTGTAAAGAAACAACGTAAAAGACGTACAGTCAAAGTTGATAGTGACCTCTCTGGATTTATTGATGAGTGATTATGTACATTTCACATATCATGGTCGAGACCTTGAGTTAATGGGTTGGAACTTAGAAGTTCTTGGTGACGCAGAAACAAGACTATTACACAAAGATAATGTAACCTATAATAAATGGTTAGACGAACAACAAGCGGCATTGGATTTTTATATTGAAAGTGACCCTTGGGAATGACCCAATATAGTACTTGACTTTTTAGTTGAAGTAGTATATACTAAAGGTTATATGAGAAAGGCAGACTAATGAAAATAGCAATACTGAATGATACCCATGCGGGTATACGTAACTCCTCGGATATCTTTATGGATTATCAAGAGAAGTTCTACCGAGATGTATTCTTCCCCTATCTAAGAGAAAATGGTATCACTCAGATACTTCACCTTGGCGACTACTATGATAATCGTAAGACCGTAAACTTCAAGGCACTAGGTCATAACCGTAAAATCTTCCTAGAGAAGTTACGTGAGTATGGTATCGTTATGGATATTATTCCAGGAAATCACGACGTGTACTACAAGAATACTAATGAGTTGAATGCTCTGAAAGAACTTCAAGGTCACTACATGAATGAAGTCAACCTTGTTATGGAACCAACAGTAATGGATTATGAAGGATTGAAGATTGGTCTTGTCCCTTGGATATGTAAAGAGAATGAAGAACAGTGTCTTGACTTTATTGCGAATTGTAAAGCAGACTTTATTGGTGCGCATTTAGAACTACAAGGTTTTGATATGCAGAAAGGTATACCTTGTCAAGATGGTATGTCACCTAAACTCTTTGAGAGATTTGAGACTGTATTGTCGGGTCACTTCCATGCTAAGTCACATATGGGTAACATACACTACCTTGGTTCGCAAATGGAGTTCTTCTGGAATGATTGTAATGATGACAAGTACTTCCACATTCTTGATACGGAAACAAGAGAACTGACTGCTGTTCGTAACCCTGTCACAATCTATGAGAAGATATATTATGACCACGAGAAGTTAAACAAGTTCCAAGACCTGTCACATCTAGATGAGAAGTTCGTAAAGATTATTGTTGTGAACAAGGGTGATGCCTATGAGTTTGAAAGATTCGTAGATAGAGTACAATCACAGAAGATACACGAACTCAAGATACAAGAAGACTTCTCAGACTTCATTGGAGACAATGTAGATGATGATAAAGTATCTGTAGAGGATACTGAACAGATTGTATATGATTATATCGACGCTGTTAATACCGACCTTGATAAGGGTAGGATAAAGAAAGAGATTTCTGATTTAATGAAAGAAGCACAAAGTATGGAAATAGTTTAATTTTCTACTTGACTTATTCAGTCGAATATGTTATAATATAATTTGTAAAGGACTTATATGATTTATTTTGAGAAACTACGTTTTAAAAACTTCCTGTCTACAGGTAATAACTTCACCGAAGTTGAGTTTGAGAAAACACCTACCACATTAATAGTGGGTCAAAATGGAGCAGGTAAGTCTACTATGCTAGATGCTTTATCGTTTGCTATATTCGGTAAACCTCATAGAAAAATCTCTAAGACGCAACTCGTAAACTCAATCAATGGTAAAGGTACTATTGTAGAGGTGGAGTTTCGCATCGGTTCATCTAACTATAAAGTTGTCCGTGGTATCAGACCTAATAAGTTTGAGATATGGGTCAACGGTAATATGGTGAATCAAAATTCTCATGCGCGTGAATATCAGACGATGCTTGAGAATAACATTATCAAGTTGAACCACAAGTCCTTTCATCAAATAGTGGTTCTTGGGTCTTCGTCCTTCGTACCCTTTATGCAACTCTCTGGAGGTGCAAGGCGAGAGGTGATAGAAGACCTACTTGATATTAATGTTTTCAGTAAGATGAATAGTATCCTAAAAGAACAGACATCTATACTTAAAGATAAAATCAATAACAACGCACACGAAATCAATCTTGTTGATACTAAGATACTTGCTCAGAAAAAATACCTCCGTGACCTTACTACGATTACTTCTGCTCAGAAGAAAGAGAAACAGGAAACTATTGATAATCTCCAAGAAGATATACGAACATTGAATGATTCCAACGGAACTCTTACTTCTGAAATAACAACAAACCAACCTACTCTGAATGAAGAGTCCAACAAGGTATCTGGTAATATTACTGAACTCGATAAGTTTATGACTCAGTTTAAAACTAAGCAGAAGAACGTAGTGAAACAGGCAAAGTTCTTTTCCGAGAATGATACCTGTCCTACTTGCGAACAGGATATAGATGCCGATACGAAACAGCATCACCTATCCGAATGTAAGACCAAGGCAGGAACTATCAAAGATGCACTGGAGATGGGTGAGAAGAAACGCGATAGTCTTAACTTATTATTAGAACAAGTAAATACTAAGTTGAGTGAAGTGAGAGAATGGCAGAGTAAAGTCAATGCGAACACTCAAGAGATTGGTCGTATCAATACTAACATTACTCGACTACAGAACGAGATACAAGAGATAGAAAATAATACTGGAGACCTGACTGAAGCAAACGAAGGTCTAGAGAAACTAAGAATAGAGAAAGAGGGTTTACAAGAAGACAAGTTTAAACTCGCTGAACAAAACTCATACAATCGTGTCAACGCAGAACTACTGAAAGACACGGGTATAAAGACAAAGATTATAAGGC